TAGATAATATCCCAAATCTTGAGTCACTCGATATTGTTGCTTGATTAACAAGTTCCGCGCTTGACATAAAGCTAAAGCCACTCCGTCTGTTTTTAAGATAGCACATTCCGTAACATCTATCATCTGCTTTACAAGCTTCCCAGAATATAAAGAATAATCTATTTGCTTCTCTATAATCAGGTGCTCCGACATCAATTTTTGACCATTGCAAGTACATGTAATGAGTGCCGGTAATATATACAGGATCACCACAGTTGTAAAAAACAAAACCTTCTTCTCTACGTTTAAATTCTTGATCAATGTAATCATACCATTTCTCTTTGAAATCTAAAGATTGTTCTTCCCAGTCAAATCTTGTTTTAATTCTTTGTAACTCTTTTGGGTAATCAAATCTTTCCCAATATTGTTCCTCTTTTCTTTTGCTTCGTTTATACGGTTCATCTGCTGCTGGTAAAGCAATGCGGAGATTTTGTATTTCGATGATCTGTCCAATTTTACCTGTTTTACTGATTACTATAAAGTCATAATCTTCATTATAACCATATTGCCATTTTTTAAACCTGTTGTTTTTAGCTAGTATTTTAGAATTAACAACGTCTTTAATTTCTTTCCAAAGCGTTTGTTGATAACTCACTTGCTTCTCCCTTCTGCAAAACCTTTAAATGTCTTCGCTTCTTTAGGTTTGTCTATACCTTTTAAAATATTCTCTTCTTCTTCAATACGCTGTAATATTTCAAACGCATCCATAATACAAAGCTTTTTTGTAGCGGCTGCATTTTTTAATCTATCAGCTGCTAGATCATCAGCGCTATCAGTTATAATTTGTTCTTCAGCGACTTTAATTAACTCGTCTACAGCTTTACGCCCAGCTCGGATTATATTCTTTCTCGTTTCCTTCGTACTCATTTATTAAAGCTATATCATTAGATTTCATACAATATAAACGTTCATTATCAATTACAAACTCAAATTCTGAAGCTGGTGTAAATGTAATAAACGTTCCAGATGTTATTTTAAGAGCTTCTAAGAAACTATTGCTATATTTAACTATGCCAACATTAGGTTGTTCTTTACGATGTCTTAGATGATCTTTATTTAATATAGGTTTTATAAAACAATAATCTAAATGAGATTTACCTTCATACATATATATTTGATGAGGCGTACAAAAATACAAATTATCTTTAAAGTAAGTAGAGCTATTTCTTTCTCTACCTTTTTGATCATACCATCTACGAAATAAATTATGATGAACAATTACTTTATCACCAACTTTAATAGGTGAGCGGTAAGCAGCTGGCACCGAAACAACAACTGCCTCTTTGCTCACAAATCGGTGGTTTTCTATAGTGGTATTAATAATAAGAGATTTATCTCCTATTTTTTTTGTATTATTATATCTCTCATTTAGAGGTTTTATAATAAACTGATATAAACTCTTCATTAGTAATTAAGATCATACTCCAAAGATACTGCCATGTTTTTATTAAATTTTTTCCATGGTAATATCTCTTGGTTTTTTTCTATATAAATATTATATGATAAATCTTCATCATCATATAATATATTACATATATTATGACCTCCATATACTTCTTGACCTATAGAGTAATGCATTGCATCATTTTTATAATCTGATCCAATACTTATTTTTCTAATATTAGACATTACTCTTTTTCTTTTTCAATAGGAGTATATACGCCGTCTTCTACATTTATATTAACTGATCCGTATATTTTTTCTAATTCTACTTTAAAATCTTCTACCTCTTTATTAACTGCCGCTAACTCATGAAGTAATCCGTGTTTTTGACTTTCTAGTACTCCTATTTGCTGGATTATTTCATTTAATTTTTTTTGTTGATCTTGAATTTTTTCAAGATGATCTTTATTTATTTTTTTCATTTTATTTAATTAAATTTTATTTAGTATCCTCTTTAGTTGGAAACCAATTAGGATCGTTTTTGTTTATATAGGTTTTAGTATTGTATTTATCTAAACCTATTGCTTTTATTATTTGTGGTGTATAATAATCTTTTATTGGTAAAGCCCACTGACTTGTAACTTTATTATGAGCGTAATCTTCAGCGTAGCAACCTTCATCAAACTTTTCAAACTCAAATTCCCTTACTATTTCTGTCCATATTAATAATTGATCTACATTTATTGTTTCAATAGAGTCATATATTATTACTTCTTCCTGTGTCATATTCCATATTCTGTTTTAAGTGTGGCGACAATACTATCGTGTGTTGCATTATAATGAAAAGCGTTATAACCTAATATTCTAAAAACTAAACCATTCCATCTAAATGAACTTGCTCCAGTTCCACTTGAGTTCCAACTAGTTCCAAACATTATATGTTTAAAAGGAGTAGATTTATTAGCAAAACCTGTAGTAGTTCCTGTCTCAGTATTTCCAATACTCCAGCTTGAAAATGATGTATTAATATAAGGTGTAGTAGAAGATCTAAATCTTAAAGTATAAACTTCAGCTTGAGTTGTAGTAGTGTCTTCGTTTTCTATTTCATTTTCTGACTGTCCGCCACCACCTACATTAGTAACCCAGTCTTCAGAGGTGTTAACAGCTAATCTCCAACCATCGTCCCAATCCCAATCAGTATTTTTATCCATTATAGTATCATAAGTACTAGCACCTGAATCAAACTTAACAACACAATATAAACTTCCATCGTCACCATCCATAACACCTAGCGGTGCTCCACCTTGACTAAGCATAAAGTCTTCTGTAAAATCTAAATATGGTTTATTATTTTGAGCTGCTGATGAAGAAAACCATTGAGGTCTTCTAGAACTTGAAGATTGTTGAAAGTTAAATGTAGTACCTTGATTTGCTAGCGTGTAACAAGCTGTATTATTCGTGCAAGGTACACTAGAACTTGAGTCTTGAAACGCGCCAATTGCAGGATTAACGTCTAATTCTAAATTACCAGTTGGTAATCCACCACCACCACCTTCAGCGCCTAATAATCCAAAAGTTGTTATTACTCTTCTACCAAACATTAAGAAAAATTTAACCCAACAGCAAAGTATATAGCAGTAGCTCCATCAGTTCCTTCTACTAATACAGATAACAAACATGTGCCCTCTAACTCTGGTTCTGTTCCACCTTCAAATTTAGCATTAGGTGGATATGTTAAATCACTACTTGTAGAAGCATCTACTAGTAATGTGCCGTATGATCCGTCAGCTGCTGTTATATCTATAGTTCCACCACCTGATGGTATAGTATACTTTGCATTATAATTATTATTTATATTCCAACTAGGTGTTGCTCCTGTTAAAGTAGCGTAGGTAGTAGGAGCAACAGGTGCTACAGTAACTGTGTCTGTTGTTACGGTAGTTTTTATTCCGTCTGATCCAGTTATATTTAAAGTATCATTATTGCTGTTTGCTGCTGTGCTTCCACTTGTTCCAGTTATAGTTTTATATATAGATTGACTACTACCTAAGTCATTGTTTGATATTACGTTTGCTTGGCTTATTGCAATACCCGTGCCCGCTGTGTAAACAGTATTAGTTGGAACAACCCATTGTCCATCACCTCTTAAAAAATTACTACTTGAACCACCATCAGGTACATGACCGACATTAGAACCTCCATCATACGCTTGAGATGTAATCACCACGTTACCTGTAGTAGGTGTAACTTTTAAAGGAACCCCAGTTGATAGCCCTGGTGTACCAGCAGTTACATCAGTTACAGGTCCTTCTGTATCTTCCCAAGGAACATTAACAACTAACTGATTTGAACCGTTTAATTGAATACCATAAGTTCTATTAGCGTCATTACTAGCATTAAGCGGAGGAGCGACTGCTTGAGCAGCTGCATAAAATAGTTTAGCTGTTCCCAGTGTAGTTGTCGTCATTACACCTGCACCAGCAGGTAAACTTTGAAAAGTAGCATTACCATTTGAATCTTTAGTAAGTACCTGATTAGTGTTAGCCGAGCTTACACCAGTTAAAGCATCTATAGCTGATTGTGCTGTAACGCTACCTGTACCACCTTTTGCTATACTTAAAGTTCCACTAATATTGCTTAAAACCATATTTGATTCTAAGCTAGTAATAAGTTGTGCTCCAGATATTTTAACATTTATATTAGCTTGTGTACCAGTATCAAACTCTACTCCTGCTATAGCAGTCATATTGTTTACATTAGCTGGTGTTCCAGATACCGTAGTAAAATTACTTATCTTAACGTTAGACATACTAATATATTGCTACACAATCAGTACCTGTTACTAATCTTTTAACTAATACAGGAACTTTACTACCTACTACATCTCCAGGTTGAACTTGCTTGAATTGAACGTTCTCACCAGTTTCAGTTATTATTGTAATATCTTGTGCTGTGCTTTTACCATTATATAAAGCTACTCCTCTTGTATCTGTACCTCTTATATCTATATTAACTATTGTTATTTGAGCTGCAACTGCTTGTTGACCTGAAGGCGTAGTTAATGTAATTACACTATTTGTAGTTGTAGCATTGTAGCCACTACCTGTGTTTATTATATCTAATCTTACAATTCCACCATTAGCGTCTACCTCAGCAACTTTAGCATCAAAATCAGTACCACCATTTGTAACACTTACTTGATCTGCAGTATCGCCTACTTCGTATCCTGCACCAGCAACGGTTACTACATAACCACCAATTCCAGTACCGTTTATATCACCTGGCCATAAATCATTTACAGCTCCTATTGTAACTGTTTTAGCGTCATGACCAAAAACTCTAGGATTAGCCGCGAAATTTCCTATTATTCCACTCATTTTATTTATTTTTGTTATTTTTTCTGCGCCTCTAGAACCAAAGTACGCTACATATACTGTTATTAATAATGTTTTGAGTAATTCTACCCAAGCAGTATCTACGTCAAACGTAGTATGAAATGAATCTATTATTATTAAAGTAGTAGAGGCAAACGTAAGATAGATCAAAGTAAGTGGTCTAGTATTTTTACTTAACCACGAATCACTTTTCATATCGCTACTCCACCTAGTAGAAACGTTTTGCATTTCTGCAATATCTTGTTCTAAAAGCTTCATAGCCATTTCTTTATCTTGAGGCTCTATACTATTATCACTTGTTATAATATTTTTTACTATACCCAAGCCTCCTTGATCAGGTAAAAACTCTCCAAGCTGTGAAACAATATGAGGCGCCTTCTGTGTTAAGAACGCACCTACTTTTGTTTCTTTAAACTTTTTATTTTTACTCATTTAGGTCTATAATTAAAGGCTCCTCTTCTCTCAACTCTTCTCCCGTGATGGTCTAGTAAAAAACCAAAATTATCATACTTAAGAGGAAGCTTCCCAGCATTACTATCTTTATCTACATAACCTCCATCATCTCGGTGAGCATATTTCTTCATATTATCAGCATCTACCTTAGCATAGTATTCATCACTTCCATAATGTGGACCAGTATAATCAGGTTGATCTCTATTTATATTTACACTTCTTTCGCCTCTACCGACTGCATCTTTTGTATTTACAAAATTAGTCATTGCGTCTTGATTCATGTATGTAGCTTGTTGTCCATCACTTGCTCTTGACTCCATTAAAGAGGTTCTACCTACAGTTGCATTTTTTGCTCTTTTATAATTTACCATTAAATTATCATAATCTTCTTTAGTAAAATATTGTTTATTATTTTCTGCATCTTGAAAACTAAAATAAATCTTACCGTCTTTATGTTTAGACCCTTTTACTCCTGTGCCCAGTGTTCCACCCATAGCTTGAAGAGTTTTAGCCATTTGTCTACCTTCTGGACTATTATTGAAATCTTTTGTTCTACTATTTAAATCCGCTCTTTCACTATCAGCATCTCTTCCACCAAAAACCGTGTTAACTCCTTTAGTTCGCTGTATTTGTGTGTCAGCGCCGGTGCTACTTACAGTATTATCATCCAACTTAACAGGAGAGGGATTTATTAAACCCCTCTTCTGCATTGGTGAATATGGACATTTCTTTTTGCCAAGAGGCGACATTTTAAAAGCCATTTTAATTAGATTTGAAGTGTTTAGAAAGTATACTACCACCTAATTTTTTAAGTTGTTTGGCCGGTGCAGCAGAATCTTTAGCAGCGACGGCACCACCCATTTGATTTGTTTTCATCATTGTAGGTGCTTTCTTAATTAAAGCAGGTGAGTTATCATATTTCATCATAGGTGTTTTCATCATACCTGGAGACTTCTTCATCATAACACCTGATTCACCAGCTGCTAATTCTAAAGCTTTTTTCTTCTCATAATTACCTGCTTTTTTATCACCAGCTTTATAATCAGCTATAGCATTTCTAGATAAATCTTGCTCGACTTTTTGTTTTGATAATTTAACTGGCGCTTTCATTTTAGTAGGTACTTCTTTTATTTTTCCTGAAAGAGAAACTTTTAATCTACCAGGATTATTAGCTGCTTCTTGACTTTCATTAAAACCCTTTACAAAATTTTTCTTAGACTTTCTTACAGTTGTTCCTTCTTGCTTCGCTTTGTTTTTTGCTGTAGCTCTAGAAGATAATACTTGACTATAGTTACTTCCTTTTGAAAGGTCTAATGCAATACCTGCATCTCTGGCTGCGTTTTCAGGATAAGCCCCTTTTCTTATAGCTTTCTTAGCTGTCTTACGCTTTGCTTTCTCATCTTTGAATCTAGATTTCATTTGAGCTTTTGTTTCTTTTAACTGCGCCGGTGAACCTTCTTTCATCATTTTCATACCAGACTTACTAAGCATTTTAGCAGGTGCATCTAATATAGCTTTTTTAAGATGTTCAGGTAAATTTTTTTGTTTACCAGTTAAAGGTTTTTTAGCTGGTGACTTTTTCATCTTAGCCATTGACTTATCTTTCATAGTAGCCATAGACTTTTTCATTTTGTTTGGTGATTTTTTCATTGTTGTTGGTGATTTTCTTTCTATTATTACGTCAGAAGCTCCCTCTTTTCTAGCACCTCTTTTAAACTGTCTAGTTAATCTTTCAGCTCTTTTAGTGCCGCCAGGGGCTCTTTTGACTCTTGTTTTAGTTGTTCCGTCTTTTTTTGTTTTAGTTTTAGAAAGCTCTAATGTATTTGATCTTCTACTAGCTCTTCTAGTTTCTTTAGTAGCATCAGGATCTGTAGTTCTTTTATACTCTTTACTTTTATATCTTTTTAACTCTACAGTCTTGCCTCTTTTATTAGTATATGTAGATTTTTTATCTGGCTCTACACCGCGTATCTCCATACCTTTTTTTCTTTTAGGTACAGGAGATTTAGCTCTTGCTTTTTGTCTAGCAGTAGGCCCTGATCCAGCACCTTTCCTTTTAGCATTTGCAACTTTACCAGCAATCTTTATGGCAGCTTCCTCGCTTTTGCCTTCTTTCATTAATTTATTTACTAAGCTTTTAAAACTCATTATTTCTCTGTTTTATAGGCTTCAGCTTCCCAAGGAAAAGACTTGCTTCCTTCTGGATACCACTTGCCTTTGTATTTTATTTTACCATTTTTTCTAGGATACTTAACACCGTTCCACATAATGTAGTCGTCGCTGTAGTCTAGTCCTTTTTTACCGTTTGACTTGTTAAAGTCTTTAAACTGATTTACATGAGTTTCTTCATGCTTTTTTATTTCTTCTAATTCTTTAGGATCTTCTATATCTTTATTTATAGTTATAGTACCGTTATTATTAGCACGTCCTAAAACATTTGGATCATCGTCAACTCTATATATAGGCGTTGTTTCTATTTTATAAGGTGGTTTTAATTTAAAAGCCATTATTTTCTACCTTTACGTTTTTTACCTTTTAATGCTCCACCAACATCACCAACTTGATTACCAACTTCTTTTATAGCTTTTGCTACATCTTTTATTTCTTTAGATGTTTCTTCATATCTATCTTTAGCCTCATCTATAATAGCTTTAGCTTTTTCATCTATATCTGTTTTACCCCATAAATGAGTCCAAACGTCTTTAAAATATTTTTTAGTTAATTCCCACATATTATATATATTAACAATTCCACCTTCTTCTAGCTGCTAAACCTCTTTTACTTTTCCAACCTCTTGATCTAGCACAAAATGATTTTCTACGTTTTGCATCTTTACTTCCTGGCTTTAGTTTAGATGGATCTTTAGTTACAGCTGTTTTTAATTTACTACCAGGATTTTTTCTTTTATATTCATTAACACCTTTCTGTGTCATACCACCACCAGCTGCAGCACCAGTACCAGTATCGTTTGCTTTATTAAAATTTTTACCTCTACCAATAGTTCTTCTAGGCTCTGCTTTTTTAGCTGGTGACTTTTTTTCACCTGGTGCTTTTTCACCACACTTTAAATGAGGGTTAGCAACTTGTCTCCAGTCTTGCTTTACCCAGTTTTTTAAACTACCGCCACTACCTGTACCTGTAGTATTACTTTTAGAACTTCTTTTGTATTTACCTGCTGCACCAGCTTTTCTTTTAGCTCTAACTATTTTAGCTTTTTCACTAGAGCTCATGCTTCTAATTTTAGCTAAAGGTAAACATACTTTTTTAGTACCACCACCTTTTGCTTTAACTTTTTTCATAGCAGGACTTTTGTCTTTTATGCTACTTAAATAACCATCAATTATATTAGCTTGCTTTGCATGAGCTTTAACTGATTTCTTAAGCTGTGATGATACTTTTTTTAATTTACGCGCTTCCATTTTGTTTTAAGTGGTTATACATAGCTTGTCCTAATTTTTTACCCATATCAGAGTCAGATTTATAATGAGCTCTTGCTACATTTCTAGCATCTGATATTTCGTTTCCTACTTGTAAAAACTCATTGTTATCATATTTATCAGCTAAATAATTGCCTATTAATATACCTTGAGCTGAGTGACCTGATGGATAAGATGGTGTTTTCATAGAAGCAAGTTCTATATTTTCTAAATCAATACCAAAAGTTTTAGCTTGTGTTTTTGGTCTAGGTCTATTATAATATTTTTTTAGTTTCATTATCACACTAGCAGAACCTTCAGTTAAATCTTTTATTTCTTTTTTATCTAGTGTAATATTATTTTTGTCTGCTACTTCTTTAAAAGATCCATAGATGTTATCTCTTTTTTTAACAAAATCTTTATCGATAGGTATGTTATTTAAATCTCTTATTTCTGATAAACTTCTAAGCGAACCATCTTTTGGAGGTGGCATATTTTTAAAATTAGTATAATCAAAATTATCAAACATTTTTTCTACTTTTTCTTAATCTAATTTTACCGTTTTTAAATATACTTTGTTGTTGTCTTTTAGGTTTTTTAGAATATCTTGACCTTTGTTCACCAACAGTTAATATTTGCATTTTACGAGCATAAGACTTACCAGAGTTTAATACTTTTCTAACGCTAGCTCTAGCATCAGCAGGTGTAGCAAACTTTATACTAACAGTATCTTTAGGATTTTCATCTGTATATAATCTTCTCCCTGAACCTTTTGGTTTTTTACCAGTACCTACTTTAGGATCTTTTGTTACAGGACTTTTAGCAGTATGCATATTAATAAACCAATTAGCTAATTGTTTATCTCTAGACGTAGCGTTTTTTCTTTTTTTTAATTTCCTTGCTTTATCTACAGTTACATCACCGCCATATAGTTTAGATACTCTAGCTTTTAAAGTGCCGCGATATGCTCCACCTCTTTTTTTCATTTAACACTTACCTTGACGCTGTTGTTTAGAAGCCCACATATTAGCATATGCAGAAGGATAAACATCAAACTTTTTTCTAGCTGCAGCTTTACAAGATGCAGATAATTTTCTCATAGCAGGTGAATCACCGCTATACTTAAATGCTTTAACTGGACTTTTTTTCATTGTTTAATTTTTATTTATATTTTAAATCTCCCATCATTTTAGCTGCTTGAGCTATAGTTTTAGCTTGTTCTGGAGAAACGTCTACACCTTTCTTTTTAGCACCTTTAATAAATTGATTAACATTTACTACTTTTTGAGTAGGTTCAGTGTCAGTGTCGTTATCTTCATCATCGTCTTTTGGAGTAATTTTATCACTAATAGCATCTGCAACGCCTTCAGACGCCGAAGCTAAAGTTCCACCACCACTAGTGTCTAATACTAAAGAAGGTTGAGTATACTTTTTTATAGGTGATCCGCTTAATATTTTTCTTACTATACTTTGTTTTTTCATTATCTACGGTTTTTCTTATTTACTTCCACTTCTTTAACTATAACAGTTGTTTTAGGTTTTCTATTTTTTAATTCTTCTAATTGCCTGTTAAGTTCTTCTAACTTACCATCATTTTCAGTACCATCCTTAATAAGTGTAGATAATATATTTATTTCTTCAAAAGTAACATCATCTACTTGTTCAAGCATGTCTACTCTCTCTTTTAAATTATCAATGTTTTCTTTGTTCCATTGTTCTTTAAGATCATATTCTAAACGCTTAACTTCTATAGGTGGTAATTTTTTTGCTTCTTCAATATCTGCCTGTAATGTATAATACATACCTACAAAAGAAGCTGTTACCATTATGATACCAATTACGGTTTTTATATCTATTTTAAATTCGGTTGATTCAGAGATTTTTGTACTCATTAGTTGCATCAAATGAAGGGCATGCTTTATTAGCAAACTCGTTATGTGAATATATAGTAGCGAGCGGATACATAGCTTTTAAAGTTCTAAGTACCGCAAGTAAACCTTCTTTTTGTTTTTCTGTTCTAGTATCTTTCGGGGTCTTGCCATCTGCCTCAACGCCTCCACAATAGCATATACCTATAGAATTACGGTTATGCCCTGAGCAATGAGCCCCGATTCTAGCTATGTCTCTACCTTTATGTATTTCTCCGTATATATCGATGTAGAAATGATAGCCTATGTCGCTCCAACCTCGACCATTGACATGCCATTGTTTTATAGTATCTACTGGTATATCTTGGCCTTCTCTAGTTGCTGAGCAATGTACAATAATTTCTTTTATCTGCCTCATTTGTTTTTAAGTTTCCACCATTTATGTACAGTATAACCTATAGTAACTACTAATAGCATTACTTTTAAAAATGGCTCTAACCAATCTAAACTAGCTATAGTAAATGAAGTTATATTTAAACAATACAACTTCAAGTCGTCTATACCGATCATTTGTTAGCGTTGAGTACAGCATTGCCTTTGTACTCTATATTATCAATTTTTCTTAATGTAGGCATAACGGTAGTATTGTTAGTCCTCATTGTTCTAGTGCCTGCTGGCTTACAGCCGCATGGTAATTTAATACCTGATCCTATTGTTGCTTTCATTATTTAAAATTTTTAATTTTTATTCTTCATCATTGCTGGAGGCGGCATGTATTGAGCTACATTATTAAATCTTTGAAAAGCAGCAGCTTGTTGCGCTGATTGCATACCAGGATCTTGTATAGTATTAATAGGCTGTAAATCATTAATTGATCTAGCAGGCATACCAGCTCTATTTGGGTCCATAGGCATTCCAGTAATTGGGTCTATTTTTTCATTCATAATTTATCTTTATTTGCGTAACGTATTGCTTGCGCTGTTACTTTATAAATATATCTATTGTTTTTATCTAATGTTTTTGTAGGCATATCTTCTTCACCTAACATAATACGGTACATACGACTTATTAGCTGTTTGCACTTGTAGGAAACTTTATATATATGATATTTTTGGGTAGTGCGATTTCTCTCTCTCCACACAACTATCCACCCTTGTTTCAATAATCTGTTCCAGCGTCTATTGTCCCAGCTATATGAGTACGTACCTTTTTTAAAATCATCTTTTGTAAAGAAGTCTATTGCATCGAGATATATCAGTAACTCAAGATCCGCATCTTTAATATTACACGTTTTGCACGCCCATTTACGTATTATTCTATAATGTTTTAAAAGTTTAAGATCTTTTAAGTCAGAAGAGCTAAGTCTCACGTAATATTATTTTTTCTTTCCATCTCTTCTTGCCAAGTTTCTTGTGGTGAATTAGCAGCAACTTCATTCATTAATCTTAATAAATCTTCGTCAGATATAGGTTTTCCTACTTGTATGTACTCTACACCTCCTGGAGAAAGCAGATTCTCTTTTTCCTCATATTTTACACCTATCTGTCTAAGTTTATCAAAGCCTCTCATTTTATCATTCAACTCTGGTATATCTTCCATAGTCCATATTCGATTAGGATCTATATTATTATCTAATCTAAATGCCATTAATCTTGCGTATATTTCATTTGCTCGATTAAGGTATCCACCTTGTTCTGCATCTGTGTTTAAATCTTTAGGTTGAACAAAACCAGTAATTTCAGTTATTTTATCATCTTGAGGTAAGGCTCTAGCAGCGTGTGCTGCTTCGTGCTTTTGTGTAGAAAACCTAGGCTGTGTAGATGGATTTATCTTGTCTAAAAAACTTAATGGTTTTGTAAATGTAGTATGAGTAGCAGGTTTATAAATTCCTGCAATACCTCCAGTTCCTAACATTTTACCTATAAAAGATTGGTTTGCTCTTGCATTATCATACCAATTTTTTATAGCTTGTGGACTGGTGAAATATTTCTTAACGTATTCAAAATTATCTATACCTAACTCATTATTGTTGCCTGGCACTATAAGTCCTTCTAAATCTTTATAGTTTTTAGCTTTTTTTACTACTTCATAATATTCATCATAATATTCATCAGGATGTTTTAAAGTACGTGTAGAGGCTAAATTTATTTCTTGTCTTTTTAAATTACCATCTCCTAATTGATCATCATATCTACCTGTTTCATATCTAGCTTGATTCCACTTTCTTACCGCGTCTTGTGAAGGACTAAACATATCGTCTGTAAGTTTAACATCTGGATAATCATCTTTAGGACTTAAAGGCAGATTATATTGAGATCTAAGTTTTTTTCTTAGTTTTTTAACTTTTTCATCTCCTGGATTACCGTTTTGTCTTATAGGGCTTTTATCTCTAAACTTTTTACTAAAACTCATAATTTTAATATTTCACAGCTTATTTTTATTTTCCATTTTATCTTGCCAAGTTTCTTCTACTACTTCATCTACATATACTCTTCCATAAACTTCAGCAGGTGTAATACCTATAACTTCTTGAGCTTTTGTAGCTATTTCGTCTAAAGAAGTAGATTTATATGGTGGTGCCGCAAAAGGGTTTAAATCCCAAACATCGTAATATGAAAAATATT